TTTCCTCTCCAGCGGGTATTCGCGGAAATCGTATCTGGTTGACCCAGGACTTCCCTATTTGCCCAAACCGGTTTCGTGAACTGGTAATCCTTGTGGCTGCGGAGCTCAAGGAAATTGAGGTTCAGCGCATCAAGGTAGCCTGCCGTCACGTAGGGATCACCGACAATCGGAGCGCCTTTATGAAGAATGTTTTTCCAGCCTGCTTCGACCATTTTGGTTTCGGTGTATCTCTGTTGAGGGTGAAGCGATCTCTCGTAACCATCCCGGAGAGTCGGCGTGGTGACGCAGAAATTCGGGAGTAATTCGTCGAGTTCACCCATGTTCGGAGCGCGGAATATCTTCTGCATTACTTCAAAAGAAATTGCTTCCGCATCCACAATGACGTTAGCCTTCCAATCAGCCACTACGGATTCTGCGATGGACCCGTATTCGAGGGCGGTATTGGCATACTGGAACAAATCGCCCAGACCGTTTATCCTCGAACTGTCAACCGCGGCAAGAATTACATCTTCCGCCATCTGAATTCGTGCGGCTTTGATGATGCTTTTCATGTACTGTTTGGTGAGGGAAATGATTGCCTCGTCTCCGGTGTTCTGGGTAAGATCATCCAGATTGAGGGTATTGGAACCATAAACGCCTGCCCATCCGAAACGGGCTGCATCGATGATATTCTTTTTCGCTTGGGCAATTATTGTAGTTGCCCCGTATCCGCCTCTGTTGGAGGTGTTATATTCCAACGGGACTTTTACCATGAGCCCGCCATCAACGATTTCGTGGGGTTTTACTTCCCAGTTATCTTTGGCTATGGCGTTGCCCATCAATTTCCATAAAAGGGCGGATGCCTTATTTACGATATCGACTGGCTCAGTGTTCAGCCAGAAATATTCTGTCGTCGCATTCAATTGGTTGATTAATGACATATATTTTCTCCTGTGCTTTATTTGTTAGGCACAGTAATTTATCAGGCAGCGGAGTTGGCTTTATCAAGTGCCGCCTTCATTCCCTGATCCAGTGCTGCGCCTGTTACTTTTGCTGGTTTAGTTACCTGGACAGTTTGAGTGCCCTTGGTAATTACTTTTCCCGTCGCATCTTTACCTTTTTGAAGATCCAAAACCTTTTTCATTTCGTCATTTTCATCTTTCAGTTTTTTTGCTTCGACTGCGATGTCGTCACGTTGGATCTCCCGGAAAGCAACAAGTGGATCAGACATGCCGGTGTCGTCTTTGGCGAGGTATTCTTTAATTCTCGTCTGCATTTCCGGCGTGTTAAAAGTAGGATTTTTATCTAAAAACGCTTTATGGGTCGCCTTGATGTCTCTATCGTCCAATTCTTTCTTGAAGATAGAGCTGGCAGCGCCAAGGGTTTTATCGTGTTGTTCAGCCGCAGTGATATCGCTAATCTTGCCGATGAGTCCACTGAGGGTTTTTTGATAACCATCAGCCATCGGATCAAGTTCATTGATTTCTTTCTGCACGGCCACTTTCTGGCCAGAGTAGTCGGTACCTTTCTCCTTTTCCACCACAGGTTTCGGGACTTCGGAATTCTTCTGTTCAAGTGTCTTTGTTAAAACCTCGTTCTGCTTTCGCAGTGTACCGAGTTCGTTACCTTGTTTATTTAACACTTGATTAAGATTCTCGATTCCCTTCGCGGCTTCTTCAGCCGTTTTATAGGTCGTACCTGGGATATAGGGTTGATCTGCGCCGCCTTCAGCACCATCTTTCCCGCCACCTTCTTTGCCGCCGCCGGTGTCTCCGCGTTGGTTCATTAAAGGTTTCAATAATCCCATGACTACATTTTTCAACACGCTACTTTTCTCCATTGTGTTTTCCATTTTTTTCTCTCCTTCTGGGCAGTTCGCATTGAGGTTGTCCGGTTTCCGGCCTCGCAAAGCTGTTGTCCCGCTGGTTAAATAAAAAAAGCCCGGAGCCACTGCACATCTTCATGTGTTCTCAGTGATTCCGGGCTTTGTGGTAACTTTATTTAAAAGTCCGTTCAGTAACCGTTATGTAATTATAAATTATTTCATTTTAAATTTTCCTTCTCGTCTGGTCGGTCAAATAAGTGTCGCCAATTGCTCCCTGTGACAAATTCATTTCTAATGTTAATTCACATTTTCCTGTCTTTACCGTAGAAGTCAAGAAAATTATTCGCTCCTTCACTTCTTTTAAGAACTCATCTATTTTTTTATTCCTAGCAGCATCTTCCATCAGCCCACACAAGCAATGCCTTTCTTTTTTAAATAGGCATTATATTCTGATCGTGATTCTATTGGTTTCTCTCCCGGACGTTGCAATGTTTGACAGGCGGAGGCAAGCCACTTAACATCATTGCCGCTGTCTGCCTGTATTCCAGGAATGGATATAATTTTCTTTGCCAGACAGCCGCAATCGCATCTGATTCTTTTTGGGACGCGATTAATTTTATGGAATTTTTCAATAGTCTTCTTACAGATTCGACAATGGTATTCATATACCGGCATAATTACTCCTTCATAGTTTCAGCTAAATCTTTTTTTCGTTTTATGATAGCTGCTGCTGCTTGGCTGGCCATTCCCGTGCCTAATGAATTCTTGAGTTTTTCATCCTCGGCTTCTTTTTGTTTTTTTAAAACTTCTTGCATCCCCACGTCCATTTTTGATTTAGGTTGGTCTGCCATGATTATAAACTCCTTATAACGGCGATAAAAAGTATATGTAAAATGTTATCAGTCAGGACAATCGACCACGGCGCCATGGGCGGGCGGGCGAATTCTGCTGATCCTTTCGTTTCCATAAACCAAACAACGAAATTTGTCCGGTCTTGGAAAAAATGTTGCAAGGCAATGAGTCCCAACTGCCACCAGGCGAACCCGCACAGAAGAAACGGCACCATATATGCTGCGACATGGACGAGACAAATAAAAGTCGATCCCTTTTTGCCTTTCGCCATCCAATCCGTCTGGATTAGAAAATCACCTATAAGATGTGCATAGATCCAGTGCATTAATTAAACTCCTGGCGCTGCGGGTGCGGCCGGTGCCGCTCCTTTCCCGTTTGTTGCGGGTGTTTTCTTTGTGTCTCCTGGACCTCCTTGCGGTTCCATGAGCATCTGCTTTAATTTTATTGCCGCGTCTTCCGGCAATCCAGCATCAATCAATATCTGTAAGGCCTGATCCAACTGGCTTTCGGCTGTTCGTTCAATTTCCTCTTTCCAATTCGGCCAATTCAATGCTTCCAGGAGGCCGCGTTGTCCGATGAACTTACCTTCTGCCAACTTAAAAGCTAGGTCTTGAATTTGTAAACTCGTGCGTGGTGTAGTCGATCCCGCTTCAACAACATAACCAAACCTTCTCCCTGCATAATTAGTACCCCTGAATGCTGTGGGTTGTCCGCCGACGTTTACGGAATCGATCTGTGTCCCAAAATTCTGATATAATCCAATCGCCCAACGAGCTCTATTTTCCGCAATGTTATCGATGGCCGATGTTTTGGTCTGCATGACGATCTGATTACGTTCCTGCAATGCGACAATGGCCGAGGCCGCGACTATTCTGGACGGGCTTTTGCCTCTGTCCGCGTCTTCAATCTGGTATATCCGGTCAAAAAATTTCACGATTAAATCCAATACCTGAAAGAAGGTCGATGGCAAGTTAGGAATTTCTAAAAACTTAATCAGTGCGTTCGGTGTTGTAGGCATTAAAATCAGTCTGCCCGCTTTCGTGATTGAACTCTCGATCATTTCTCTGGTAATCCCGCAGTGTTGCTGAACTACCAGCGGCGGCGTCATAACATTAATCACGTAGGCGATAAGTTTTGAGAAGATTAAGTTGATTTTGACGATTAAATCTCCGACCTGTTCGGAAGCAGCAAATCCCCAAATTGACACTAAATCCTTGTAGGAATTAGCGTGATATACAGGTAGTCTTCCCCATGGAAAGGTTGCGGAGGCTTGCTCAATCGGAAGTGCTGGGTTAATATTCGGATTCGCTGAATCATCCAAAACCATATAACCGCTTTGATCTTTTTTGGTAGGGTTCTTCGCTTTGGTTATTGTAATTTTTCGAATACCATCAGGGCAAACCTTTTCTGTCGTGGATATTATCTCTATCTTCTGAGCGCCCGAATCATCCAAAACCGGCTGTTGGGTTTCTTCGTCGATTATTGGGTTTTGCACAGTTGATGTTTGTGTCCGGTCGTCCCTCAGCCATACTTCAATAATTAAACAGCGCTCAATGGCCTTCGCTACGCCTCCTTCTCCAGGTTTAACAACTGTCATTGGATCGGCATAGTTCCCTACCGTCTGGTTCTGTCCGCCATAAGCAGGCGGTTTGAAATCTTCTCTGACAGATCCCAAAAGGTCATAGGCTTCGTCTTTGGCGATTCCTGTGACTTCAAATTCAGCTTCGATTTTACTGACAAAACCTAAATAGGCATAAGCGATGTATGGCGCTTCCTCAGCGATATTTTCCCAATTGCCGGGAGCGGGAAAGAAAGTGAACGGATCAGTAATCATAATATCGGGTCGGTCTTTTAATTTATCCCAAAATGGTTTCTCTGATGTAAGTCCATAGACTTCCATTGTCCGGGCAGTCGATCTTGTTTTGAGTAATTGGTCTGTATCCTTCCACCATTTTTTAAGTTGCATACTGAGAACATTTTCAGCATCATCGCCTATGCCATCCAGATCGACCACCTCTCCGGTAGGATTCCTGGCGGTAATCGTGCTGACTGTTCTTTCAACGTTGGCAAAATATAGATTCACTGGTGTGAGATTCTTTTTTTGTTGTGGTCCGCCCTTCTTGGACGTTACCTGTCGGCTGGACTGACCGCGGTACAGAGCATAATTATTGAGAAAGTCGCCCGGTTTCCCTAGCCTCTCCTTTTCCAATCGTGCAATTTCAAATAACTGGAATGCAAAATCGGCAACGTCCACGTGACCTTTCGGCGGTATATTGGTTAGATTCCATTCGTTTTCCATATTGTTTCCCCTCTTTTTTAGTCAGGGCAACAAAAAAAGCACGGACGAGTAGAAGTGTAGGCTCCTACAAGCCGTGCTTAATTTGTTCTTTTGCGCTCCCCTTAACCCGGCCGGATTTTAGGAAGAACCCTGATTATTTATTGGTTGTTTAAAAGTCCTTCCATAAATGTTTTATTTGTCATTCTTCCGCTTTGGAATAACTCATCAAGCAAAATTTCATTAAACTTTCTTTTTTGTTCTACGTATGCTTCGCCATGTTTTTCGACATCTTCGTGATGCTGTATAATTCCAATCAAACCTGCTGTTAATAGGCGTACTCTTGCGTTAAATGTTGGGTCGTTATTAAAGACTTCAAACGCCCGTTGATCCCTCATGTTTATTTCTGCGGCGCTCATTTTAGAAGTAATCGGGTGGTCAAAATTATACAAGGCCATTATTAAAAGTTTTGATATGTCAGCGGATATTTTTTGGTAATTCATACTAATCCTTTCTATAACCAGTTCATCTGCTTGCAGGTATTTTCCAAAACCTTACTTAATTGATCGCTGATTTTAAATCTTTCCTTGTTAATTTTTAAACTAGCGCCAATACTTCCATCCGCGTGGCGTTCAGTCGCAGCCTTCCAGTCGCAAATCATTTCTAATAAATCGATCAAGGTCATTCCATCAATCCCGGCCTCGAAATGTTCTGGATGATGGCTGTTGTTCGCATAATGATGTTTCAAGGCAACACTCATTTCGGCAAGATATTCCGTGTACTGATCACTGCCGTATGTC